CTAGCATAAAGTAACCTAGTGTTATATCTTTTACAATAATCAAAGATAGGTTTAGACTTCTCTACATTATTTTCCCAAAACTTCTCTGGATTGTCTACACTGTCTCTAATAGCAGCAAACGCTGCTAGGTGGATAATGTAATCGTATGGTTTCTCAAACATGTTGATCTCAGACTGAAAATCCCCAATATCATCGGGGAAATCCATACCATCAACTAGGTATCCGTAACCTGCATCATGTCTAAGGTGATTGAAGACATAACTGCCTATGAATCCCTTATGACCAGTAACTAATATTTTTGTCATCTAACACGATTTCCCCATTCAACATCAGGATATGCTTCCTTGATGACATTATGGGTAATCCTGTATTTCTTCTTAAGATCTTTATCTTTAATAAGGCAAACAATTTCCGCCTCATCGGGATGCAATGACTCTAACAACTCTATGAATAGAGCCTCTCTCCTAGTTCTTTTTAGTCCATCGTTTCCACCCTTAACATAATTGTAAAGAGTTCTGTATTGACTAGAAAGTTTGCTTTGTGCTTCTGGAGTTGGAGCATCATTAGGTGTGTAAGGAACATCACCTTCTGGAATTGCACTCTCAATGCTTTCATCGAAATTCCAAACAAATACTGATACTAGTGCTGGTGATCTTTGATCTTGAAGGAGTTGAATCTTCTCCTTCTTTGTTTTAGCACTATGTACTGCTTGTAAGATTTCGGATACTAATGGTTTTGGTGGTAATTTAGCCATAATAATTTCAAAGTTTACTTCTCTTCAGGTTCAGCATCATCCTCTTCAGTTAAGGTTGGATCATATCTGAATGATATTAAATCACTCAAGTTATAATTTCCATTCTCATCGAACATCTCAGGATGCATCGTAGGTTGAGTTGGTTGCTTATCATGATGATACATCATGTATTCTCTGAGTACCCATCCTAGCATAGAACCGACTAAAAGGGAACCCACTATAAGAAATGCTGCAACTGCAATAGTTATTGCTAACATTTTTCTACCTCCTCAGGATTGTCTTTTTTTATGTCCAGAGATAATTCTAGATTAAAATGCAGTTCTCTTTTAAAAAGACGAAGCATGTTACTGAAATTATACTGAAACGATTTTGGTTTAGGTGCTTTCTTGCCTCCCCCAAGCATAATTCCTACGCCTCTATTTAGTGGAATTTCAGATAGGTTTTTTTGCTCAGACAAGTTGGTTCTCCTTAAAGTATCTCACAGTCTCTTTAGCACCTCCTATATGTTCGGATGGTGCTGCAACAACTTGTGGAAAGTATTTTGTTTTGAATTGAGATTCAAATTCTTTTATATTAAAATCTTTATCTAAAGTATAAATGACATGTTCTTGTTTTGCCATAAGCATTAAGTCTTTAATGAGTTCACAATGCTGACAACCATCCATTGAGTATACTATAAAGGACATTAAATTGCTACCCCCAAAAATATTATATAGCTTTCCATGTTCCTCTTATTTGTTTGGGTATATGGTCAAGGTTTGCAGCTATTACAATCCTCTCTCCTTTATAATCATCAGGAACAAAATGGTCTAATGCTGCTGGAAATGCTATGACTAATCCATTCTCTACAGGTCTACATGTTTCTCCTATACAAATAGGTGCAGAGTCCTCTTTAACATCAACATAATAAATCACTGCCATAGTTGATGGGAAATGATTATGATATTTTGCTCCTTCATTGGATCCATATGTCATAGCCCACATATTAACACAGTCATATTGACCTTCAGTGTGCCAATACTGTGTGGCAATTTGTGTAACAAACTTCTCAAAAAATGTTTGAACACCAGAAAACCTTGGATCAGTGTGATGAATGTTCCAATTGGATCTCCAAGTGGCACCTACATTATTATCCTTTGTGGTTTTTTCAAATTCTTTCTTATGATCTAAGATTGATTGTTTATGTTCGGCAAGATGCTCCGTCCAACTTGTCTCGAAGACAGGAAGTTTAGCATCTACCTTTGCAATTTCTACTTTAGTGGGCATACTTTGTCAATGTTCATAGCGACTGCGATTCTCCTACCTTTAGTGGTAGGAACATGATGGACTACATTACCTGGAAATAGAACTAGTAATCCTGGTTCTATGTTTACTTGTTTATCTTCAAGGAATATTGGAGCAACATCCTCTTCAACATCAATATAATAAACACAAGACCATGATGATGTAAAATGATCATGCGGTTCAGCATGTTCACCTGCTTCCATCACTACTGCCCATAAAGATACTACTTTAAAGTCAGCATGTGTATGGAAAACATTGTCCATTATATAGTTTAGCACATGTAATACATAATCGGCAACTGGTTGAAACCTATCATCAGTCTCCAATGTATCCCACTTAGTCACCCAACACTTAACAGAATGACCTGCAGTTTCATGGGAGTCTATAATTTCTGGATCTTTATCTCTTTTCTCTAATATAATTTTTTTTAAATATGCAGTGAGTTTAGGGTCTCCACCATACACTTCAAAGGTTGATAATTTAACATCAACCTTATCATGGATTATCTTTTTAGACGAATGTTGGTTCTCCATCTTGTCCACCCAATGTCATAATACTAAGTTCACCCAAGTCTTCAAGGGCAGGAATACCATTATACACCCTAACTGTATAATTGTTAACTGTTCTGTCACTAATTCTTAAATTAACAATGCCACCTGGAAATGCATTAGTACCAGAAGCAATTCCTATAACTGCATAGTTAGTGTCATTCATAGCATCAGCAAAGTTTACTTTGTAGACACCAGTAGATTGCTGTTCGATGGAACTAACATTGTGTGATCTATCGCCAGGTACATAGTCACTGTTACCAACACCTAAGTTTGTATTCAAATACCAAGAGGTAGCACGACCCTCAAACATTTGAGTGTATGTGCAAGTCTTAAGACCTGATGTATTTTTAAACTCACCAACCTTAGCAACTCTATTCATCTCAGGATTGAATACCTGAACAGAGTTACCCATAGATCCATACTCAGTACCAACACCAGCACCATAGTAGAATAAGTCTGGAGTAGTCTCATCAACTACAACTTCTGTGTATGAACCAGTGAAACTAACACCCTGAGTCATTTCAGCTGGATTGGTAGTACCTATACCAACTGAAGTAATACCAGAAGGATGATAGTACATCCTGATTGGATAGTTAGCTTGCTGTGATGCGTTCTCAAATCTATAAGTCTGACCTACCTCAAATCTTAGATAAGGTGACTCATAACCTTGAATATTAATTGATTTGTCAGATCCAACACCAAGATACCTATGTTCTGTAGTTTTAGTACCAATAGTAACAGGTAATGGTTTGAATGGATTCTCATGCTGAGTATAAAGATTCTTAGCTGTATCTGCAGCACCAGTTAAGGTAGAGAAACTAGCAGCAGATGCAAAGGTAGCATTGGTTGCTTGAGATGCAAGACCAGCAAGAGTTGCATAAGTTGCGATACCAGCAACGATTGCCTCAGATGCGATACCAGCAAGAGCAGCACGAGGTGCCTCAACAATAGTAGCAGTAACAATACCAGCAGAGATAGGTGATACATCAATACCAGCATCAAAGTTAATTGTACCAGCAGTACCAACTAAAGATCCACTATCTTTAACAATAACACCACTACCAGCAGCAACAATGTTAGTTAATTCTGAACCATCACCAATGAATTTAGGTGCAGTTATATTATTAACAGTTGTGATTGTAGCAGTTGATTCTAATTGAGCAGCAGTGGCAGCGTTGGTAGCATTAGCTGCAGTCGTTGCATTCGTTGCAGTAGTAGCAACTGTAGCAATACCAGCAACATCAGCATAATTTGATTTAGCAGCAAGTGCAACAGCAACTCCATCAGCAAGACTGTTTGCAGTTTGAGCAACACCTACAGTATCTGATGCCTCTATTAGTGCAACACCATCATTAACAGTCGCAGTAATATTAGTTCCAAAGTTAATTGTAGCAGCAGTACCAACAATAGTACCACCATCCTCAACATTAACACCAGATCCAACAGCAGTAACTCCAGTCAATCCTGTTCCATCACCAGAGAATGCTTGAGCAGTAATGATACCAGTAGTGTTGACATTAAGGTTAGATCCTATACCAGATGGTCCTGGATCCTGTGGAATTGAATGAGCAACAAATGTTAAGTTGGGTTTAGAACCACGAACAATTAAACTCTGTCCATTAGAAAGAGCAAGGTTGTCTAACTGTAAATCCTGTAATGGTGCTAGTCTAAGACCGAAAGCAACATAATCTGACTCTTGGAACTCTGCTATTCCTCCAGATGATATACCAACAGATAATGCTGCAGTAATATCTGGGTTCTGGTTTGTAGCATGAACTGTAATCAAACTATCTTCTTCTGCAGTAAGAATCTGTAAGTTTGAGTTGATTGTAAATGGTGGTTTGTATGATAAAGTTAATGATTCTTTTCTACCATGTGTAGCAGCAGAAACATCACTGATTTTATCGTAAATCTTAGTAGCAAATGTTAGGAAAGATATATTAGGATCAAATGATGATACAAATATCTTATCACCTGGTTTGATACCAATTTTCTCAATCAGTCTAGTACCACCTCTGTCTAGATTAATACCATAAGCAATGTAGTCACTAGTTTTGAAACCAGGTGTACTAGAGATTCCAATAGAGAATGTAGATTCAAAGTCATTCTGGTTTGCAACAGCAACACTAACTTCAAGAAGATCTTCACTCTCAAATAATAGTGTTGGTTCAACTACACCCTTAGTCAATGTAGTCTTAACAGATGCAAGACGACCCACTCTTGCTTGGAATGGATCAGGAGTTTGGAAGGATGTTACTACAGAGAATGGTGAAGTAAATGATTGTCCTTCAGTACCATCAGCATTAGATACATGCCTTAATCTTACATAAAATGTGGTAGCAGCAGCTAAACCAGTATTAATAGTCTGACTTAGTGAAGTAAGATTAGCACCAACAGAAGTATAAACAACTTGAGAAGTATCAGCAAAACTTATATCTGTACTAACTTCAAATTCAATTGCTTTAAGTGTACCAGAAACTGCCTCGCCATCAATAGCAATGTAAGTACTTGATGTTATTACAATACCAAATCTCTGACCTACAGTAGATGCATTGACAGGTCCAACAATGAATGGTGTCTGAACACCTGGTGCATTACCTAGGGTAGCAAACGATACGATACCAGCAGAGTAATTAGAATAATACTGAGTAAATGCGGTACCATCACCGTTAGATACATGTCTTACTCTTGCATAGTAGGTAGTAAATCCAGCTAGAGTTCCAGTAGTTGTTTGTTCCAATCCAACATTGTTTGTGATTGATTGGAAGTCAACATAACTAAAGTCCACATCTTTAGATAGTTGGAATTCAACTGCCTTAAGAGTACCTGATACTGTTGTTCCACCAATAGCAGTGTATGCAGATGATCGTAATATTAATCCCTCAGTGTTAACACCAGTTGCATTATTAACAGGTGCCTCAACAATAGGTTCGTTTATTCCTGCAAGTTCTGTAGAAATACCAGAGTTAACATCAATGAAAGTAACATTAACATTACCGTTACCATCTAAAGTTCTCTGGTTGAATTGTCCTGACCAGAAGTTTGCTTCATCAATATTAGAATGCTGATCAAAGAAATTATCATTTCCTAGGAGAGCACTACCAGATTCTGATAAAGCACTAGAGGTAGTAAAACCTGTTATCCAATTCTTTGCCTCAGTCGGTGATGCAGATGGATTTCTTTGAGCATATAAAGCAACAAGACCAGCAACTACAGGTGCAGCAGCAGAAGTTCCACTAAATTTAGCATCAAAGAACCCACTATTATCAAATCTTGGATAGTCTCTATAAGAAGCAACATTATGAAGACCAGGTGCTAGTGTCTCATCAGCAGGAGCATAGATGTCAATACCAGGACCACTGTTAGAGTATGTTGCCTTTCTTTCTTTACGATCTGATTCAATGAAGTCATCCATTGCACCAACATTAATTACTGGATGGTATCCAGTAGTTGAGTTGAATCCAATACCAGATGGGTTCATCCAATCTCTAGATCCACATGGAGTTCTTGTACCACCAAACTCAGAACGAGAATCATTTGAACCAAAGTATGCGTCAGTAAGACCATCAGTTCTATGTGTATCAGTAAATCCAAAACCAATTCTTTGGTTATTATTACCTGCAGCAGAGATGTAAATGACACCTGCTGCCATCATCTCAGCACCAGCAGTATCAGAAGCATTATTTCTTGCAGATGATGTCCATGATTTATATGCACCAAGCACTTGGTTGTTGAAACCATAGATCATATCACTGACATCAACAGGATCTGAACTACTATTAACTGGCATAGTAATACTACCAGTATTGTTCTTAAACTTCCAAGATAAAGTAGAACTGTTACCAGTAGCAGCTTGATAACCCCATGAACCATTAACAACAGTCGGAAGTTTTACTCCAAGAATAGTGTTTACTGGTTTATGTTGATGGAAAAACTTAATAAGGTCATAGGATGTTTCAATATCCATACCAACATTATCACTGATCGCTGGCATGTTCCATATGTTTGCCTTGAATGCCATACCCATGTTCTTTCCAGCAGCCATACCAGCACATGCTGTACCGTGACCACTAGTAAGATTGTTACCACCAGTAGTACCTACACCAACTGCTCTATCACAAGTATAGTTTGCAGGGATATTGATTGTAGGTAAAAGTCCTTTAGCAGTAGATCTTGCGTTATTATCTTCCCACCACGCAATTGCATTTGCAGTAGCAATACCAGTGCTTCCATCCTCTCTTGTATAAACATATCCATAAGTATTAAACCAGTCTGGATCCATAAGATAAGGACCATCAAGAACGATATCACTTACTCTACTGGTACCATCATCATTAAGAAACTCAGGGTGGGATCTTAGAACACCAGAGTCATGTATAACTAAATCTACATTTCTACCATCATATGTGTAGTTGGTATTAGTAGTAATCGCAGCAATATTACCAACATTAGAACCATATATTTCTCCTGCAGTTTGTACACCTACTCTAGGAACAGCCCAGTTAGTTCTATTTTCTTCTGCACTAGTCAGTGCTCCTACAGTAGTAGGTGGATTGTTAGGTGAATCCAGATCACGATACGCTTTAACATCAGCATCCCATCTTTGTGGCATACTAGGTTCAGGTTTTGGGAATGAGTCTGGGTTATCTTTTAAAGATAGCTCAATCCAATTAACATATGAATGCCTTCCAATCTCAGCAGCCTCTTCATCCGTTAACTCATAGGTTCCACGAGTAGGACTACCTTTCTTCTCATCCGTACAAGTAATCTTTCTATCAGGAATACCATCTTCGTTAGAGTCTACGGTGAGAGCACCATGAATCTTATCCCAGTACTCAGCACCAGTAACAGATAATGTATATCGTTTTAAAGCCATGTCTCACGCAACAGAATACACTTTTTTAGTATTTAGGTGTGCTATAATATATACAAGAAAGATTCTCGTAATGAATATTGTAACTGGTGCAGGTGGATTCATTGGAAGACATTTTGCTGAGTCATTAGAAAATGTACTTCAAATAGATTTAGATAACTGTGATATATTTTTAAAAGATTTTAATAAGTGGGATGAAGTTGATATGATCATCCATCAGGGTGCTTTGTCTTCTACAACTAACAAAGACCTTGGGATGATCCACAAGTATAATGTTGAGTATAGTATTAAATTATTTGAGAAAGCAATTGAGTATGGTATCCCAGTTAAGTATGCCAGTTCAGCATCTGTTTATGGTAATCAAAAAGGTATTATAAATCCGTTAAATTATTATGCACTATCTAAAGTTACTGTAGATTATTGGGTGTTGGATAATATTGATAAGTTCAGACACATACAGGGATTTAGATACTTTAATGTGTATGGATCAGGTGAATATCATAAAGGACAGATGGCATCACTAGTCAGTCAGTTTCAATGGCAGTCTGGTACTGGTCAAATACATCCGTTTGAAGGGAGCGATCAGATACACCGTGACTATGTGTGGGTTGGGGATCTTGTAAATGTTGTGTTATCGAACACTGCAGGTTCGGGCATATACGACCTTGGCACAGGGCAGCCAACATCAATTGGCACTGTAGCTCAATTAATTTCACTAAAAACTGGGTGCCAATCGATTCCAATCCCATTTCCGCCTCCTCTTAAGGGTAAGTATCAATATTATACCATAGCTGACATGGATTGGCTCAAAGATTACAAATTTAAAACAATTAAAGAATATCTCCAGGTATAACTCTGTTAGAATCTGAATCAAAATGTTGTGTAGAGAATTCAAATAGTTCTGCGTCTTCTATTGCCACCATCTGATGCCTAGTCTCTCTACAACAGTGGAAACTATCACCTGGTTCTAGTATCATTGTCTTTGCATCTTCTAAGTTATCTGTAGCACCATAAAACAAATGGATCTTCCCTGATTGTAGGTAGAAGGTCTCATCTTTTAATATGTGATAGTGCCATGAGCACCTGTGGTTCTTCTTAATAAACAATAACTTCCCACAGTATTCTTCTGAGTTGGCGATCCATTTCTCCCAACCCCATCCCTTAGGAACAAATTTTGGTTTAGTCTCTCTCAAAATAATCCTCACTATTCATTGCTTTATCGTCAATAAAAATATCTGCATGCGGTTTACCAAAGATTAACTCATGGTATTTACATCCCCATATATCTAGTTGACATTTAGTTAGTGGTTTTAATAACTGTTCTGCTTTTTCTTTTGCCTCATCATGTGGAAGCATACTAGACCTACCCATAGCACGAGCAGTAAAGTATATTATATAATGACCATCTTCATATAATTCATTGATGACTGCTATTCTATCTCTCTTAGGAGTAGAACCCTCGTAAACACAATTTCCACATGTACCAGGTGTACAGATAGTGCTATCAATATCAACGCAATATCTCATCAACATCCTCCATTGTTAAAGTATATGTACCAGGATTTTCTACTGCTATTGCTGCTGCTTTATTAGCAAAAGCAATAGACTCCTCCATAGAATCCAACTGTACATAATAAAAAACTAATGCTGCTAGGAAGGTATCACCTGCACCAGTCACATCAAATGTTCTAGCAACAGGCACTTGAAATTGTTTCTTGTTCCATAGAGCACCATTAGCACCCATAGTAACTATACAATTACTAGAGCGAGGAATATGATCCTCTCGTAATGCTTCAAATTCTTTCTGATTAATTTTGTATATTATATTATCTCTTCTTGGTGGTGTAGTTGACTTAGTATCAATAAAAACTTTTACATCTGGATTCTTTCTTGCTAAATCTTTAATCAAATTAAGGTCAACGAATCCTTTATTATAATCCGACACAACTATAGCATCATAATTTTGATGCATTGCTGCCATAATAATTTGATGTTGTTTTAAAGGTTCTAATTGTGGTTCAGTATCAAGACGCATAACCTGTTGATTAGATTTTTGATCAACATATCTTGTCTTCTTTATCTCCTCTTTATTTGTTACAAAATTAACATTAATACCGAGAGACTTTAAATTCTCACAAACATTTGCTGCCATACCAGGAGCACTTTGCTTTTCAAAATATTTCATGACAGGGATCGGTCCTTCGGGACTTAAACGATCACAAGATCCGTACACCCATTCATCGGTGCAACTATCCCCTATCAATAATACATTGTATTGTCTTGCTAGTTGCATACTTTTCAATCCTATCAAAGAATATTAATTCGCCAGCACTGTGTTGACCAATGACTGACTTACCTTTCCAATCGGAACCGACCATCATTATATCAGGTCTGACATCTTTTATCAATGCTTCAAGAGATTCATCACTACTAAAGTAAGTTACCTCATCAACTGCTGACAAAGCAATAAGCATTAACCCTCTGTCTTCCTGATTATATATTGGACGATTGCTTCCCTTTTTTTCTTTCACTCTGTCATCAGTATCAATACCAACAACAACATAATCTCCTAGAGATTTAGCATGGTTTAGTAGTGCTACATGACCAGGATGTAAGAGATCAAAGGTTCCATTAACAAAAACTTTGACCCACTTCTTTTCATGAATAAATGGTTTGACTTTATTCATTTTTAACACTAATTATTTTACCATACTCAGGTAAATAAAGATACTCAATTTCACTATTAGCAATAGTCTTAACAGCATCTTCTAATGTTTCAACCAAAGGTTCTCCACCCAAATTAAAAGAAGTATTAAAGAGGATAGGACAACCAGTTTGTTTATAAAACTCACTAATCAATTCATGATAATTTTTATTTTGTTCTTCTGTTACTGTTTGAATTCTACATGTGTTATCTACATGAATAATAGCAGGAATCTTTTCCTCAATACCTGGTTTACACTCGACAGCATACATCATGAATGGAGTCTCATCCATACCACGAAGATCAAACCAGTCATGCACATGTTCTTTGAGAATAGTACCTGCAAATGGTCTAAAGTATTCACGATGTTTTACAGTATTAACAAAGTCTTTGCCTTCAGGATCACGAGGATCATATAATATAGAACGATTACCAAGAGCACGAGGACCAGACTCAGACTTACCTTGGAACATTGCTACAATATTCTCAGAGGTAATCAACTTAATCACATCTTCATGATTAGCACCTTTAACAACACCACCATACTTATCAGTAACCTTTTGAATATCTTCTAAAGAATAATTGTATTCAGGACCAAGATATAATGTGTCTATCTGAGGTTTAGGATCTTCAAATTGATGAGGTTGAAGTGCCTTATAATAAACATAAAGTGCTGCTCCAATAGCAGTACCAGCATCATTACTGACTGGTTCTACAAATAAATTGATGCCTTCATCTTTTAACTGCTCAAGATACCAATAGTTTGCAACACAATTCAATCCATATCCACCAGACAATACTATATTCTTTTTACCAGTCATCTCAACTGCCTTACGAATAAGTTTTAAGACTGCTTCTTGTGTCTCGGTTTGTACTGCATATGCTAAGTCTCTTCTATTTTGATACTTAGTTAGATCTGATTTGGGATCATCAGGATCTGGATGCTCATCAAGGAATGGATACTCATGTACATTAATATGTCCTGCATTTGGATAGGTAGGTATCATTACATTCCTATCTACTGTACCATACTTCTTGAAAATCTTAGGTACTTCTGGATTGGGTTTGCCATATGGAAATAGACCCATAGTTTTACCTGCTTCAATAGCATGCCATCCACAATACTGTGTAACTGCCTCGTATGCTTTAACAATACCGCAAGTTTCATCAAGTAGATACTCAAAGGTACCTTTCTCACTAGGATAAACTTCTTTGTTTTCCATCTCAGGAATTATTGCTGTAGTAGCAGGTCCTCTACAACCTAGATGTTTCCATACAGTATTAATTTCTTTAGGGTAAGTGCAATCAAATATAGTTTCAACTTCCCATACTGTATCTTGCCTATCCATAATGGTGAAGTCAATAAATGTACCTGCACCATCAACTACTAACGCTGCTGCCTCAGTAAATCCAGAACGATAGAATGCACATGCAGCATGTAACTTATGATGTATATTTCCTAAATCTATAACTTGTGCGTGTCCCTTCTTTGGATCTTGACCAGCAAGATCTTCAATTAATCCCATCTTCCTTGCAAGACCTACATAAGCAGGTTCAAAAGAATATTCTAATGTAGGACAATCTTTTGCTGCCATCTGGGTGTGACCAATGACAAGATAATCTAGTCTATCAGTATACTCTTTGATTAGCATCATCGATGCTAGAGGGGCACCATCATACTTGCGACGAGAAATTCTCTCCTCTTCTACAGCAAATACAATTTCACCATCTTTAAGAAGACAAACACCTCCGTTATGTCCTCTTGCTATGCCAGCAATCCACTGTGTCATTTACCGAACCCCTTAGTTTCTGCTTGTACAACTTTTTTCTTGACAGATTTGCCAAGTTTATCTCTACATGATTTAATCACTGCAGAGACATCTTTCTCAGTCATAGACATACACTCGTCATTTTGTATGTCTTGATAATCTTCCATAGTTAATCTGATAGGAGAAAAAGTTCTTCTATCTTCACCTAGATCTATTATATCAAATTTTGGATCATTTGGATAGGTTATATTGACAGGGTATGTTGATCCAATCACAGCAGTGACTGTGCTACCGACTGCCTTAGCAATGTGTTGACCAACACTATCACATCCTAAGAAATGATCTGCTCTGTCTATAATACTTGCCCAGATACGAATGTCTTCTATGTTAGGAACAATATATGAGTCCTTAGATTCTCCTTCTTCTGTAGTAAAAGGAAACTCTGACATTACAATCACACAATAATCTTTCTTTAAATTATTAATGATAGTACTAATATCTGATAGATTAAAACTACGAGAGGTTGGGTCAAACATGTACCCACCAGTATCCATGATACCTCTACCAAATGGTTGGATAACTATAACTTTTTCTTTTCCTGTAGTTGATATTGCCTCGTCAACTAACTGCATTCCTTGAATACCCTCACCTTTTGCCAAAGTAATATTGGGTGCTGGTAATTCTCTAGGTTCTTCTAAACCATTGATTTCTATATCAAATGCTTGAGCAAGACTACACTTCTGATTGTAATAATGCCATTGCCTATACGGTTCTGGTGTTACACAGTCTCTATCTTTAATCTTATCTTCAAACAATCCTTTATGCCAATTATCATAGGCATACTTGTGTAATACTGGATGACCTCTATAGAAATTCATACCACCTTCACAGACGATTATAAAATCGTCATGAGTTTCGGCATATTTTTCCAGTGCAGGGATGGAAGCAACTACTCTACCTGCTCCACCATTAATAAAGAATACTTTAGATCTCATACTATCATGTCAACAATTTATATAGTCATAGAAAAACAACCTGATTTATACGGTCATACCCATCCTTAAACATGGAAGGATTAGTGTTAGGAGCATGTAAAACATCAGATTCGTACATAATCATTCTATTATACACCATTTCAAACTCATATTCAACCTTCCATACTCCATCATAACCACCATTCAACCATTCCTGTACAAAAGGCCATACATCATCAGGAGTTTTTACAATGTCCTCAAACATCTCTGGTTTATCAATGTAATCCATAACATTATAAGGTAATGTCATATTACCTTTATAAGAATATAAATTAGTACCACCTTGGCATTCATCGGGATAATTTAGAAAGATAACAACACCAAATTGATTATAATCAAAAGTAGATTGAGTACATTGTCCAACTATACCACGAGTAACACCATGCTCATCAACATACCCACCACTACTATCAACATATGAAGTTGAATAAGAATCTTGATGAGGTATAGACAACCAAGGATCAGCACCAATACTATCAGAATTCATTACATTACATAAGAAATCTGCATTATCCCAATGACATTGATACATTCTATCGGAAAAAGAATGCTTCCAAAGACTACTATCCAAACAATACTTATCAAATATAGATTTAGTCTTCTCCTTAAATTCTTTAGTCTCTATATGACATCTCTCTCCAGCAAGACCCTTAATTAATTTTTCTTCTCTTCGTTTATCAGCCTTGACTGCTAACTCTTTTATTTCACTAGGATTTTCATAGAAATTATCAATAACTATTACTGTTCTATTATTAGATCCAATATTTCTAATTACTTGTTCTTTACTATTATTACTCAGTTCAAACATAATAAATCCTCACAGACAAAAAAATTCCGAGAAAAATTTTCCCGAAATTTTGGAATAAAAAGTTGAATTTCCCTCAGTATATCTAGGTCACATTTTCTGGGGGTTCTGCTGCAGATGCACCACCACCCCAGTATGTACTGGTATCAGCAGCATCTCCAATGTTAGGAGTATCATCTGGTTCATGTGGCCATACAATTCTATATGTTTCTGTACCTACACCTGCCCAAGTCGTAGGAAGGTCTCTTAATTTCTGACGGTAATCTTTCCAAGGTGATAAGAATCCAGTAGGAGCATCATTAGGTATCTTATCATCAGACTGTGATAAAAGACTATTTCTTTCTGCTCTTACCCAATCCCAACCAAATGTTTTAGAATCAGCAGAACTAGTTCCATCACTGTGTGTATTGTTCCACTCCGTATTATCACTAGAGAAGACAGGATCTCTTGGCCACTTATTATTAGTATGATCATACTCTAATGAAAGCATATCAAACACTTCTTGGAAGTGAAGATAGTCATCAAGAATAGGATTAGGTTCTGAGTCTGGACCTGAAGGAGTTTCTATATGATATGGACCTTCGATACCACCGAAGCATGCGATAGCATTCATAGGATACACATCAGCATCTAAAGTAACTATCTTAGCATCTGCTGGAGCATCTCTATCCTCTGTTCCAGTTTCAAATGAATGCATTTGATGCCAGTCAGGTGATGCATCTGATCCTTTATTCTCGTACCAGAATGTTATATTCTGTGGTCCGACATAGGTACAGATTCCTGTCCTTGATGTGTCTTGTGCCTGTCCCATCCATACTGTAGGAACAGGAAATAATACTGTTTTAGTAATGTTTGCCATTGGTTTTGTTCAGGTGTACTCCCTCATTTGTTATTTATTTTAAGACCAAGTTGTAACAACAACTAAACCTGCGTTACCCCAGTCTCCCCAACATTGACCACCTTGAGTAGATCCAGAGTGTCCACCGCCACCAGGCCATAGAGATGGTGATGAGCAACATCCTCTATTATTACCATAAGCACAACGGTTAGTTCCAAAGTTTCTGTTAACTGACCAAGGACCTGGAGGTGTAGAAGAAACTGACCATGCACCTGAGTGACAGTCAACATGCTTTAGTTCTCCACCAGATACACCACAAATATAGAATTCATTCTCATTGTTCATTGAACATGCATTATCTTGTGAATCAGGCCATGCTGCAGAACAAGCATTATAGCAGTTAGTTCTTTGTGCTTGCTTCAAACAAGTATAGCAACTAGAAGTACAACGCTTGGAAGCATATGATCCACCTTGCATACAGAATGTACCTAGTCCACCACCTTGGACATAAGAAGGACATCCGTAGAATCCACAACCAGTTCGTCCATTACAGCATCCACAACATGAACACCTACTACTTGAACCAGCACAGATTGTATATGATGTAGAACCAGGAGTAAAGTGATTGCAGTTTGCATAAACTGTCTTAGTGGCATATCCACCACCTCCACCAGCCATTCCAGGACCTCCACCACAACATCTAGCAGGACCACCAGATCCTCCACCAGATATAATTTCAAATTGAATCGTAGCTACTTTACTAGGTACCGTCCAGTTATAACAACATCCTCCGTTACATGGAGTGTTATTACAGCAGTTGAAATAGAAACTTCGGCATTGAATACCAGTCGATAGACCAGAAACCTGTCCTGGACCTAGCGAGTCAGCTAGAATTGCCTGATCCCCCTGCAGTTTTTTATATGTTTGATAATTAGCCATTGTTTAAGCCGAATGGTGGTTCGTTAGTTGTATTTATGAAAGAAGGGGGTATTTAACCCCCATGAATCTATTAGATGGTGATTATTCTCCATCCTTGTGTGCCATCATAGAACACAAGTTCAAATGCAGCACCCTCAGTATTAACTACTAGGTCAGATGCGTCACCCATGATTGGGTTACCGTTTCTACCCACTGTTAGGTTGTTAGAATCAAATGTCTTGGCGACATCGAAGAATCTAATGCTATCACCCTTAACTGGTGATCCAGGTAGAGTAACAGTGAATCCACCACCTGATGTGTTACAGAAGATTTGTTGTTTGTTAGAAGCAGTAACTCCAGAAGAAGCATCGATATTACCGTAAGCACCAACAGGTAACCAAGTAGTTCCATTGTAGTACTCATAACCATTTGTATCAGTATCGTAGCGAAGTCCACCTTCTAGTAATGCGTTACCAGTAGGTCTTCCTGCTTGAGTACCTCTAGGTGGAACAAGAATTCCAGATGTCTGATCCATCTTACCTCTTGTTAAGAATCCACGAACTGCTTTCTCAGTTGGACATGCTTGGTTAGAATCACCAGACAGTAGTTCATCAGATGAGAATTCGTTGATCGCTTCACCAATCTGACCACCGATAGCACCCAGTCTTAGTTCTGTCAAACCAGACAAGTTGAAAGCGGAAGCATCCAAGGTAGCAGCACCAGTTAACTGGTTAACAGAGAAGTATTCTCCAACTCTGAAGTTACCTCCTTGGTCAGTTGATACGAAGAAGATCTTACCAGAGTTAGTTACATTAGTTTCATTACCCTGTGATGCTGTGTTCTCATCAGTGTTAGGATAATTTGTTTGTGCAGTGTTACCTGTACCAATCAATAGGAAGTCATGACCAGTAAGTCTTAGTTTAGAGAACTTACTTCTCATTGCAAACTCTTGATTGTCGAATGACTTAGGAGCAGATCCTTTAGCAGGTGCCACATTAATTGTTGCACGACCATTCGCTTGCTGAACAGCATTCGTATCTGCACTTACAAATGTATGAGCACTTGTATTTGTAGAAGGAATATTTTCTAGTGACTGGAATGAGAATGTATTAACAGTCGTTGCTGAGATAGCAACTAATGTTCTGAATAATGGGTCAGGTGTTCCAGCGTTACCACCAGTACCTGTCGCACGAGGATAAGTTTTCTGAGCAGATCCACCATCTAGAGAACAAGTAAATGTTAATGAGTTAGGTGTTAGTTGAATCTTATCTCCAACCATCATACCGTGAGCATTAGATGTCAACTGTACGATACCTGTTGATGGGTTATAAGAACCTGCACTTGGAGTATAGTTATTACCAGCAACATAGTTGGTTATCGCTCTTAGGATGTAAGTATTAGTATCGGAGAATCCCATACCAACTGTAGTAAATCCTAAAGCATCACCAACAATCGGTGTGGTCGATAGTCCAGTAACCTCAAAGAGGATATCTGATTGACCATTTGCTGCATTAGCACCAGTACCCATTCTAAAGTATCCAGTAGCACCAGCACCAACAGAGTCAACCTCAACATATTCGCCAGGAGTGAAGACTGTTGTACCAATACCAACCGCAGGGTTGATATCAGCTGCATCCATAAATGTGTTACCAAATCCAACGAAGTACTTGAAGTAGATTGCGTCTGAAGAAGACTGATCGTTAGTTAATTCAGCACGAGCACCTGAAACAGTACCACGCATTGTTGCACCAACAGCAAGAGTTCCTTGATAAGTTCCAACAATAGTTGTCATCTTATCACCGAACATCCTACCGAATCTAGGAGTCTCTAGTGTAGAGAATCCACATGCAATCGCACCGTAAGTACCGTAGGAGTTGTTACCTGATAGAGATCTAATCTCTGATCCATCATCAGATACATATCCGAATGCACAATAGTATGTGAAGGAAGATACAATCTCAGCGAGAGCATCATCTTCTAGGAAGAATCCTACACCACCCGAATGAATATTCGTAAAGGCATCGAACACCATCGATTTACCACCAGCACCTTCAGGTGCTAAGTTGTGGACACCACCCTCAATAAAGATACCGATAGCACCACCATGACCTGTACCATCAAGGCAAACATCAGAGAATGCAGTACAATCTTTAATGTATGGTGAACGAGATAGAATAGGGTCAGTTGGGTTTAATCTGAAGTATACACCACAAGCAGTAGTACCTACACCAGTCTTAACTTGCCACTTATCTGTATTATAAGGATCGTTGGCATCATAATCAAATCCCTGCAAACCACGCATTGTGATTGCCTGAACTGTAGTAGAGTCAGACACGAAGAACATAGTCTGACGAGCATTAGGAACAACACCCTCAGTTGATACGCCAGGAGCAGGTTGAACTGTTGAACCTCTTAGAACATCACCAGCAATTGAGAAGTTCTTAGGTAGAGTAATTGGTAACTCTTCTGAGAATACACCAGCAGATAGTTTGATGATAACAGGTGAGGAGTCAGTTACAGTACCGCCACTTACATATGTGTGTGCGATAGTTGAAATACTGACATTGGTTACGAAAGTATTAGAGTCAGTTACACTGTCAACTTTAAAGTAGAATCCTTGTGTACCATCTGGGAAGATCGTAGTTGTTAAACCAGAGAAACCAGGAGCACAAGTGAATGATATACCAGCAAGTCTGATGTCTCCTCTTGCAAAGAGACCGTGGTTAGCAGCAGTAACAGTCGCAATACCAGAAGTATTGTCATAAACAAAGTTAGTAATGTTAGATACTTTCTGTGCTGCAGTAGATGCGTAGGAGATATTCTGCCATGCATCGTCAGGAGTTAGACCAGAGTTATCGTTTGAACCTTGCTGTGCGTCAATGAAATATATTTTCGTTCTTTGTCCAGCATACTGCCATTCAACTTCGTCAGTACTTGATACTCTTAAGAATGTACCTTGAGTACCAATACCCTGTCTAGCAGGACCAGTACCATCTCTAGTTAAAATGTCACCTTTAGTTGTTAAGAGTGCTGCACTATCACCTATAGCAAATGCTTGCCACATGGTAACAGCAGTACCAGGTTGAACATTTAAGTTAGAAGATCCAACAGAAACATAAGCAGAACTTGAGTACTCAACTAAGTCTCCATGCTCATAGTAATTGGAGTTACTCCAAGTACCTCTCCATTTTTGTCCTCTAACAAGTAGTGACCAACCACTAGTTCCAGCGTCACTGCTAGTAACAGCAGCACCGATTGGTGGTGTGTCATTATTAATTATTAATTGGTCAGCGATGTAAGAGTTACCACCGTAGGTAACAATCTCACCTTTACCATATTGTCTTGTCTTATCGTATGTCGCTCCAGCACCAGTACCAATACCTTGAACTAAGTTAGACCATGTAGCTGGGTTTTGGTTTGGCTGATCTCCTCTTGGGTTTGTACCTATGGCAACATAAGCAGAACCACTAAATTCTACAAGGTCTCCTCTCTCATATCTTGTACTAGAATCATACTCTCCTTTACCTTCTATTCCATTAGAGAATGCAGCAAAGTTTGCTGAAGGAGGGAAGAATCCGTCTGATCCAACACCTGTAGTATCATGTGGGGATGTTGATACGCCAGTGGCAGTCTGGTCTGATGGTGATTGGAACGGTGATGTAACACGATATAGTTGAGGACCATATTCAACTACATCATTAATACCATAGTAAGTATCAGTAGCAAAGGCACCTCTAAAGTTTACGCCTTCTGCATAGATATCCCAATACTGTGGGTAGTCGTTTGCGTACCAGTTACTTTGAATACCTGTTGAAGTATTCTGAGCTGTACAAATGTATAGGTTACCACCTTCTTTAACGATATCCTGGACAACATATCCAGTACTAACCGTTAGATCTCCAGCGAAGTTCTGACCTGTAAGGTGCAAACTCCAGTATGCTGAGTCGTTTGGGAAGCCTGTAGCACTAGCATCAGAAGTATGGTTGATCGTACACACATATGAACTAGCACCGTATTTAACGATGTCATCAATTACATATGCGGTAGATGCTGCCCACGCTCCACGCCAGTTGAACTTCAGTCTGCCAAGTCTAAATTCTGCCATTGTTAGTTACTCGTTAAACAGGTCCAGTGTATGAATGGGTTCCATTGACTTGAAGGATTAAGTATCCATCAGAATCTAGGAAATAATTTAAGTTACGACGATCAAATCGTATCTGTTGATATTTATCTTGCGGATTATTGGCAGTTGCCTTTTGCTCAGTAACTTCCTCAACATAATCCTCATAATCTCCAAACTCTTCAACTTGCGTTCCATCGAGTCTGAATGGTTCAAAGCTTTCAGTGGTAGAAGCAGTGCTTACCTTAGTGAGGTAAAGCATTGAGTACTCATCTCTCCTCAAAGCATAAACAAAATGCCCTGTAGAGTCTTGAGGTTGGAAATGTGCGTTGCTTAATGTTAATGCCATTTTAACTAACTATTCTCCAATAACTACCTGTCCATAAAAACATAACGGTTACACCTGAAACATCTAAGTTTACAGGTCCATCATCAATGTTTCCTATCGCATCTTTAAATTGATGGCTTGCTGAAGTCAATGTAACATTATTTATATTCCAACTTTGGCCACCGTCTGCTATCTCAATGCTGTCTCCAGCTGATAAGTTGACTGTTGGCATAGTGGCATTGATAACACCACCATTGGTATCGGCAAGGTACCTCTTATTAACAACAAACTGTGTTGTTAGAGGACCAGTCAATTGTGCGAAGACGGGAGTTGCACCAGTAGCCGCTTGTGCTACAGTTTCAACAGCATTGCCACTTCTAATGTAGATCTTTTGGTCTACAATATTAATAGCCATTTCTCCGTCTTCAAGATCAGCAAGACCAGGTATCTGACCTTGCGTAATACTTCGTTTTGGTTTAATGCGAGTAGGCATTACAAGTTTTTAATGTATTGCTTCTAGTTATTTATTAGAAGTAATTCACCGCTAATACAAACCTTGCTTTTTCACTCGTACAATTTGTACTATTATGAGGTGTAGATCCATCAAAAATTACATTCCTATTAGCAACACTTTCAATCTTAGTTCCGTCTTCCATCTTAGTATATCCATCGTTGTCATTAAAATATAATAGTGATGCATTATGACTGTACTCAAAATCTACATGAGGATCATGCTCAATAAACTTTCCTTGATTAGGATACAATAAAACTCTTGCTCTGATTATAGACTTAACATTTAAAACTTTGATTAGATAATCATCTAATGGTTCCATGAAAGAACTTACTGGAGAGAATCTTTCATATAATCTATGAACAAAATAAAAATGCTCGTTATTATTTTCCCATTGATTTGCTACTCTTGCTTGGTACTCCCACGGAAAGTTGTGACCCATCACAACTTGTTTTAGCATAGAAAAATAATCTTTATCGAGAGTGTCGTCAGTAAATTTCATGTCGGTTCATATAGATTGAAGGCAATTGAAAACCTAGGTTCATTTGAATAATTTATACTAACATAATGGTATAAAGAACCAGGAAATAGATACATGCCACCCTCAACAGGTGGTATAGTAAGATTGGTATCTTGTATAGGAGCAATATTATGTTCATCAGGATGACGAAAGACTAACTCTCCTGAGTTCTTTGGACTACTAACCCAAAAGACTCCAGCAAATATACAACCAGGATGTGTGTGACTTACATTATAACAGTGTTTATAATTTATATTAAACCACATGTTAGATAATCGTGGTTCAAATTCAAAAGAAGTCTCATCATGAGCACGATACTCTTCCACTAACTCTAAGATTCTTGGACTCATATAATTAAGAAACGGTGCAAAGGCATCCATCTCCCAAAAATCATCAGGACTTTGATATCCATCTACATTACTCCTACTATTGGTTGGATAAGTTTTAGCATAGTTAGTCATCCATGCTACAAGATCATCTTTAACCAAATCAAATTGAGAATCGTATGAGTTCGCAACTAGTGTAGGAAATATACTCTCGATCATAAACCTTTGCGAGATCTATTCTGTATTATTATTCTATCGTTAGCATGGTCTGGTATGAATTCTAAAGTATCATTGTGAGGCCACATCATCTCTTCATACAAAGCATTAAGACGATCCATGTCATCCCATAGATCATTAACAGAATCTTTAGGTGTTGGTCTAAACCAATCCTCTTCTGGTTCTAAGTTACCATGCATGTTAAGATACCTCCAATAGATGTTTTAGTATATATTTGTGTGCTCCAATAAGATGCTTATTGTCCACATTATTTTTCCAAATTGTCATGTTATCAATATCTAATTCGTGAAGAAGGAAACGACCATCATCATCTTTACCAAACCCTGCTTCAAAATCAACTAGAGTATAACCAATCTGTTGAAACAAATCTTTCAGTATATAATCAATGTCTATTATTCTCATAACATATGGTTCAACTTTATAACCCATCAACCTTACTCTATCAAATGTAAGTAAAGGAGTCTTGTCAGTCTTTAAAAAGAACTCAACAATAGGAGCATGATGTCCTTTACCACCATCAGCATGTGCTGTTTCTTTTACATGAAAAATATTTTGACCATCTTCTATACCTATAGTATCTGTGACCATAGAACCAGTAGCATAGTTTCTACAAACAACTCTGAACGGATGCTCAGTAGTCTGACCATATAATATGTTGTTTTTTTCTAGAATTTGTTGTAACTCTGGGTTAATCATTTAATAAACTCCTTCTTCTCATAGTCGAATCTAGGATGAGGTTCAGCAGGAACCCAAGGTTTCTTTGATTCATTTCCGATAACGATAAATCTATCAGCAGCAAATGTTCCTGCTAGACTGATTCTAATTTCATCACCATCAACCCAGTTTGTTGAACCATCTTTCTTAGTGTGATTCATCAACTCTTGGATCTCGTCAATCATTTCTTGTGTCAGTTTCATAAGTCGGTGGGGTGTGGTGGTCGTTCCAATGTCTAATATTACCTGCAACAATAAAGCAGTTAGTAACAACTAACTGTACAAATATAAAAGATCTGATGAGGCATATAATATCATCATACTTTTTAGTTGTCCTATCATTAAACGATCCTAAAGCATACTTCCAGATCTTCCATACTTTAATCATAACCAATGCGGTTTTCTGGATGGGTCACGAAGATAATTAGATGCAACCCAAGGTTTGCTGCTAATGTAATTTTTGTAAGCAGTAAAAGTGTCA